TTACACGACCCTCTGAGTCGATTGTCGCAGTAGCAGTTGTTCCTGAGCCTCCACCTCCTGTGAATGATACTGTTGGTGCTGATGTATAACCTGTTCCACCATTACCTACACTTACATTGCGTACTTGTAAGCTAGGTGTCTTCTGCTCTAAGCGAATAGTATCAGGCCATCTAGTGCGTTCCCATGCTAATCTTCCAAAGCGATTAAAACTACGGATAGCCGCATTTTGCTCATCCGACAATAAGCTATCTACCCCAATCGTGTGCTTGAGATTGGAAAGCATTGTGCTTATTGGTACTTGTCTCATGCGGGCTTAAAGCTTTGACCTGTAAATGATTGCTTGCCAAATGACTTTGCCTTAAATGAGGGATTGTCACGAAGAAACTCTTTTACGAAGCTCTTGTCTGACCAACATCCACGATGGGATTGATGCCAACGGAAATATTCCCTGGCGGGTATTGTGGCTTTTAACTGACCAAGTCCTTCGGTCTTTGCCACGCCCATCGCTTCGTTTTCCTTGCGTGCCATTTGTTCACGCATCGATGCTTCGTGCTTTTCGAGGTCTACCTCGTAACGCAAATAACGATCCAAGTTTTTCATAAACTGTGAACCGTTTCCGCTCTTCCACTTAGGTAAAAGTATGTTCGGCATAGTCGTTTAGTTGTGGGTTAGGGAGAGGCCCGCGTTGCGGGCCTCTCCCCCCCTAAATGCGCTATTTACGCAAATTGTCCGAGGTCTACGATACGCAGACCAACGACGATCTTTCCTGCTGTAGCTGATGCGATTGCGGCATCCGTAACTTCGAGAAGTATGGATGTTGCGCTGTTCGTTCCGCCAACAGGCTGTGATTGATTACCTGTGAAGGCATCACCCGTGTTGAAGACAGGAGCGGACATTGCGTCCACATCAAGAGCATCGATGAACTCATCGGGATCTCCGGATGAAGTTCCTACATCGATAACAAGAGATGTTGTTCCTGCAAACGCTTCGGATTCGTAAACTCCTACCATTTCAACAGCACCACCCGCAGGGATGGTTGCGATGGTAGCTTGGCCACCATTACCGATAGTTTGTAGGTCCTCGTAGGTTGCGGTGTAGATGTGAGTAAACCCGCGTCCTGCTTCGTTATTGCTTAATTCGTTTCCCATTTCTTTGGTTCTCCTAATTTAGATTAGTTAAAGTAACCGTGAGCTTTCGGGCTGTGGCAGGCGAGTCCGGCGATAACATCGCAGAATCCGCGCCTTCCGCCACCTTGATTCTCAAGCTCAGAATTAGACTCAGCTTTCAAGGTGTGGATTGCCACATACTCAGGATCAATAAGAAGTCCGGCATCTTTATCGATAGTGGAAGAACCACTTGTGCGATTTAAAAGAGTCGAGGGGACTATTGCCACATTTCCGAAATCTCCTTCGTAGAAATTTACTGACAAGGTGATCTTCTTGCTCTCAGCAGGCTGAGTAACTTGAAAGGACAATGCGGTTGTTGAACCTTCTTGGCGAGCAAAGTCACTAATCTCTTTCTTAAGAGTTGGACCTGCGATCAAGGTGAGTTGTCCACCAGGCATTCCGTTAGCTTCGTAGAGTTCCTGAAGAACGCTGTTAAAGGTTGTCTCGGTCTGCGTTCCGGTTGTGTCATTAGCAACATTTTGGAAAGCGGCAGGGATGTCGGATGGTTGACCACCAAGACCAAGGAACTTAAACATTCCACGGGTTTTGTATGGTGCGCCGGAACCGGAGTCTGATTGACGATCCTGTGCTGAACAAACAGCGGCTTCCATGTCGCGCTTGATTTCGCGAACTGCTTTAGCCTCAGAATTTGCAAACTCGGATGCAACTCCGGCTGTGTCTACCAACTCTTGTATGTCGGATACAGCGTATGATCTGCGGAACTTCTGCACATAGTTTCCAATGCGAGCGCGGTTAGCGGCTTTGTTGTCAAAGCTAGTAACATCTTCGCCTTCATTGACACCATCAAATGAAGCAACAGCCAAGTCATCGACTTGTACTTCAAAGAATGTGCCTGATGCGGCGGCTTTTTTTGCCATACTTACGAATGGCGTAGATTCGGGTTCCAGGATTGTAAGGACATCTGTTAAGTCCTCGCGATTCCCGGCGGTATTATAAGAAGCAGCTTGTGCCATATTATTTTCCTCCTAAGATTTTCTAAGTTTTAAATATTGTTGATAGTCTGCCATTGACCCGGAAGCTTCGTATTTCTTCTTCGCCGCTCCCACAGCCTTCAGCTTATTTGATTGTGGAGTCTTTGCCCTTGCCGCTCCTGCCTCCGTGGATGCCACGGGTGCTTTTGGCTTGGGGGCGGGTTTAGACTTTTGTGTGGCCCGTTCGTTTACCGCATTCATGCCCACTACCATAGCGGCAAGGGCAAAGTTAGAGTTTGGTAAATGATCGACCAATGGTTTGTAAAGCGGTGACTGCTTTACATCCATAAACAACTTGTAGTCTGCACTCTCAGGATCTCCTAAAAAGTCAAAGGTTTTGATTGCCTGTTCGTCAGCGTGATTACGCTCTTCAATCCACTTCTGACGGGCAGGCGCATCCTTGCGAATTATTTTCTTCGCATTGGATCTTATCCTTTTTAAGTCATTCTTAGAGTAAGTCTTATCGCCATCCTTTAAGATATACTCATTTCCATCGTCATCGTACTGCACCTCATTATCAAGTCCATCATCTGCCCACTCAATTAAAGTGTTTAGGTTCTCGACTTCTTTCGTGAGTGCATTCTCATCACTGACATTGTGTAATGCATTATCTTTAAGGAACTCAGGTTTATCGCTTACTTGTTCCTGCTTGGCTTGCTCGGCCTTCGCCTGCAATGCTTCATTTTCTGCAAGTAATGCTTTCTTCTGAGCGGTAAGTCTTCCAAACCGTTTGACCGCAGATGCATTCAGGGCCTTGGCTAGGTCGCGACTTTCCTCTTCTGACAAGTTGTCCAGGTCGATATTATATTTCTGTAAAAGAACATTTTCCGAAGGCTGTGGGGGCGGCGATGAATCATCCTCCGTTTCCACATCTTCAGCAGACTGTGTTTCCTCGGCGACTTCCTCAACTTCCGCAGTTTCTTCAGCGGGTTCGTCCGTCTCCTCGGTGCTTGCTTCAGGTTCCGCATCTTGGGTTTGTCTACTTTTCAGTAATTGATCAGCAAACTCTGCCATTGATACATTGCCATCCACGGGCGTTTCTGTTTCCACGGAATTTTCAGAGGACTCCGAGACAACCTCTTCGGTTAATGTTTCCATAATAATCAAGGCTGTAGCCTAGTGTAGCAAAATGTAGTATATTGTCTTGACAATGGCAATAAAAAACCCCCTGCGCCACCCCTAGCGCAGAGGGTATTATCTCTTTGGAACGAGCTAAAGCTTGTAGAAAATGTCTAGTTCCTCGTCTATCGCTTCGAGTTTTCCTGTGATGTAAAAGTGTCTGTTTGTGTCTCCAATGCTCTCAGGAGCCTGCAACGCCCGGATAGTTTCTTCACGCATACTTTCACGCATCTCAATATATCGCTTGAAGTGGGGGTCGTTTTTGAGAGCGGACAGCGCTCTAATTGCATCTTCATGATTAATTTCGTGATTCGTTTTGCTCATTTAAAATTGTCGTAAATAATATTTAGGATCGCAAACATGGTGTCCAGGATCACATCTCGTTCGATGAAGAACATCGCGAGCAGTACAATCCAATAGATCTCCTTCTGCAAATGAGACATCTTCTCATCTCTTTTTACCTTTGTGCAGTCCGTGCTTTGCGTATTGCTTCCCTTTGCTAGTCGCAGCTTTTTTCTTTCTGTTTGCCGCCGCAAGTTTTGCCCTGCCCGCCTTTGTGCTTTTGAGCTTCTTTATTGTTTTAGCGGGTGCATAAACTTCGCCTGTCTCAGACGACTTCTTGCCTGACGCGGTTCGCCACTTTTGCTTGGTCCATCGATTAAGAGACTTCTGTGACTTTCTAAGTGGCATTAGCGGTAGCCTCCGCCTTTTGACTTATACTCCTTTGCAAGCATCTGTGCTTTGCGTGCTGACCATTGGCCTGCTCTACCGCCCTTCGATCCACGCTTGATCTTCTCAAATAACCTCTTACGCATCGTGGGCTTTGTATAGTTGCCTGCCTCGTTTACACGAGACTTGGTCTTTTTCTTTGCTACCATTTCTTACAAGACCAATATCCGGCGCTTAATTTAGACTTCTTTTCATCGCACTTATGTCTTGCGCGGAAGGATTTACGCCGTGCGGGTTCGGATTTTCGTATTCGCATATCAGGATCTCCGAATCTAACAAGGCGTACCTTGTCACCTTCCTTGGCAAGTACGGCAAACTTTTTAGACTTTCCAGGAGTTCGCTTAGGTTTGTTATATCCTGAAAATCGCTCATTGCGATAAGTGATACTCACTTCTTCTTGCGCTTGACCATCTTCTTCCCGGTCTTCTTCGCATAAGCCTTAGCCGCCGCTTTACCCTTTGTGCCGTAACCGAATTTTTTCTTTCCTACCATTGGCATAATATATGTCCCTTTCTATGCCGCTTCTGTCTGAGCGGTTTGTCCGAATTGCGTGGGAGCCGCACCGAGTCTGCCAATCACAGCGTTTTGTTTCTGCGTGATCTGCATTTGACGCTGTTGCATGTAATTCTGAATACGCTCCTGCATTGCCGGATCTTGTTGTGCTTTCTGTTGGATATCAGGTTGTGATAACCATTCTTGAAATACTTGCATCTTTAATTCATGGGCATCCTGCGGACGAACATTAGGCGGTACTCCTGCCATAAGCTCGGCAATTGTCTGTCTCTCCTCATCCACCGCTTTCTGTGATGCTGTCTCCTTGGGAATAATAATCTTCTCAGACGCACCCGGCATAATCTGTCCAACTGCAAGTTGCAGAAGTCTCTCTGTATCTAAAGTGCCTGACCTGTCTAATGCAGGTGCGAGTTCTGCTATCGCTCTAACTCTTTCTAACATTTGCTCAGGGTCTTGAGTTGCCACATCGAACTGCAAGTAAAAGTCGAATCTTTCGCCTGGTCTTCCCTTACTAAACTTCTGTACATCCTGCATTCCGGTAACTCGGAAAAACTCTGCATCGGGTCCATACTGCTGATACAGCGTCCATACTTGGTCGATCACATACTTGAGGTGGTTAAATACCTTATTGATCGTGGCTTGCTGTTTGTTCTGCGCTTCCACGGGGTCAACGCCTGGAGCGTTATTTCCCATATAGCGGTCGAATAATTCCTGTATGTATCTACGGACTTCCACATTTCCGCCATCAAATGGGGGTGTGCTTGCCCAACGGATCTCGCCAGGTGTACGATACGGTATACGAACCCCCGGACCATACTTCGTGGGGGGCCTTCCGAGAGGATGTTCAAGCGGGGGCAAAGTTGCTAATGATTGACGGTCAACTAGTGCATCACTTTCAATCTTGGCTACCTGCTGAAGAGGTTCTCCCACTTCAGGGATTGAGCGGGATGAGTAAAGTCTCTTGCTTACATTCTCATATTTCGTGACCACGAATGGATACTTACCATGAGCATAATCCATAAGTTCATGCTTGGCATACAACTCAGGAATATCGGGATGAAAGATTGTGCAGTAGATACCGGGAACTCCATCCTCATCAAGCAGTCTTTGATAACAGTACACTATTCTAATAGTCTCATCGTCATCACGAATGATCGCATCTTCCTGACGCACATTATATAGACTATTGTCTGTCTGTGTATGCTTGGCTTGATCCTTCGCCCTTTCCACAAACTCGGCATCCCATCCTTCGGAGTTAACCTTGGATTCCAACTGCTCAGGTGTCATGTGCAATACATGAAAGCAATAAGGTGCCTCCTGCGGATCAATAGTATAGTTAGGCCAAATAACATCCTCGTCCGGTGCCAATGCTTTGATGCGGGGTCGATTTACGACCTGGCGGGTAACGGGGACTGTGGTTGTGCCATCCTTGCGTAGCTCGCGGAGCATCGCTTTTGCTTTGGACTTGGATACTTTGAATTGGTCTTTTAACGCGGCGGATAACTCCTCATCCATACTTCCATCCTGAATCACTTGTGCGATCTGTGGAAGTGCCTGTGCGATCTCGTCCAGGCGGATGGTTTGTTGCTGTTTAAGTTCCTTGGAGTCCCAATATACATAGTGGACCATCAGGCCCTTCTCGAAAAAGTGGTTTAATCCTAATTCCAATTGATCGTAAAACTCCTCCATCTTGGAGTTCATTAACCAACGAAGGAACATAGATATTACATTAGCACGCTCAATATCACCTGATTCCACAGGGGTAGCCACGATATGTGCGGATCTTACCGCATTTGTAGTCATAGCCACGCACTTGTTTATCTGATTATCCACCATGCGGATCTCTTGATCACTCGCACCATCCCAGGGGAATACCTCTCCGGTTTGGCTTAGATGGGAATGCTTTTTGAAATCATCGGACTTTCCTGCCCATAAACAATTTCTTACATCGTAATCGCGCTGTCTACGGTCTAACCATTCGCCCAACTCCGACTGTGTCCTGCGGTAGGTTTCCGCAAGATAGTCAACATCAGGCTCTTTACTGACATAAAGTAATTCGTCATCGGCGGCAGACTGCATATGCGTAGCATAATGTACCCATTTGTAGTTGACATGGCAAG